CAACGCTCGTTTGTTCTCACAACTTGCTGGTTTATTTGGTACTGCTTTAAGTGGTAATGCACTTGATGTTGGTAAAGCTGCTGGTTCTGGTGCTGCTGAAGCTAACTATTTAACAGCTTCTACAATTGCTCAAGCTCGTAACAAGTTGGGTGAGCGTGGTGAAGAGCCAGATATCTTGGTTGTTCATCCAGCAGTTGCTTACTACCTATATCAGGTAGGAATGTTGACATTCTCTACCTCTGCGATGGTTTCTTCAGGAAACATCACTTGGGGTGGTGGTGGAGTTGGAGTAGGTGCTAAAGAAGTTGGTCAATTTGCTGGTTGTAAAGTCATTGTTGACGAAGCTGTTAACACTGTTGCTCCTGGTTCTTCAGGTCACATCACTGAGTACTACTGCTACCTACTCAAAGGCGGCACAATTATGGAAGGTGTTCAGCAGGATCTAAGGATTGAAGCTGATCGCAACATTTTAAGTAAGCAGAATGTACTTTCTGTTGACTATCACACTGCGTATCACGTAATGGGTACTAAGTGGACTGATGCTGGAGACAACCCAACCAATGCAAATTTAGCTACTGCTAACAAGTGGTCTGCTACTTATGACATTGATTTGATTCCTATGGTTCAGATCACAGTTAACACACCATTAGATACAACTACTATTTCTTAAGTTATAGTGGTTATTGAACTCTTTTGGAATGGGCTTGAATGCCCCGAAGATGTTTTAACTAACATCTTTCAACCCGAAAATTCACGGGTGTAACGGCAAGGGTAAAGACTCTGCGATGTAAACCGTCACCAATTTTATTTGGTGCTGACTGACCTCTTTTGAGTAGTATCGGGCTGACGGGATTTTCTGTGGGATGACGGTTTTAAAGGAGTTTCAATAATAAAAGAGCCTCACTTTCGGGTGGGGCTTTTTTATGACGCTACAATATAAGGGAAATGTATTTTAGGGATTGTGGCTGCAACTATCGTTGCCACGTTGAAGTCTGCAACAGCTAATAGCTATGTGACTTTAGCTGAAGCAAACACTTATTTTGAAACCGTTCCAGATTCAACGACTTGGGACAATAAAACTGACGACCAAAAGAACAGAGCTTTAATATCTGCTACTAGATGGATTGATAGCCTTAACTTTTACGGTGATCGTTGTGACGAGTCCCAATCATTAAAATGGCCTAGAAATAACTACGAAATTGATAATGTTGAGCTTGCTTGTACTGCAATACCAAACAGCATTAAGTATGCACAGTATGAACTAGCAAGATCATTAGCAAATGAGACAGATGCAATAACTGGTAACAAAGGTACTGACGGAACTTACGAAGAGGTCAAAATAGGGGACATGGAGGTTAAATACAACACTGATAGTCAGGGTGTTGGAACGATTAACAATGTTTTTGACGTTTATCCTTGGTTGCAGTCCTATCTTGGTGCTTATTGTCTTGGTGGAAGTGGCAGCTATCAAGTTCGGGTAGTTAGAGGTTAATCATGGCAGGAGCATTAGACACAGCATTTAAAGCAATTGCCAAGCAGGTTGTATCTGATTTAGGAACAGCTTTAAACACTACGATTACTTACTCTGTTAACAAAAAAGGTAGTTATGATATTGCTATTGGGAAGCAATTAATTCAAACAACAAATTATACAAATATTAAAGTTCCAATTGAATTTATACAAACAGAACAAGTTGACAGTAGAGAATTGAGATTAGCAAAGTTATATATTACACCTGATTTAATAGGAAATCATCAACCTACTGTTAACGATGAGATTATTTTAAATTATGGAGGAGGTGAAAAAGTTGCTCAGATAGTTGATATAGATACGAAACGTGGTGGACAGGTTTATCTACATACAATCCAAGTGAGATTCTGATGGCTAAAAATCCAGTTTTTTCGGCTGACAAGGTTGCTGGAGATCTTGAGTTTAAATTAAATAGAGACTATAACGCTTTAATCAAAAAAGTAATAAAAAGACTGTCTACAAAAAAAAGAAGTCCAGTTTATACAGGTTTTTTTGCTTCTAGCTGGAAAGCTCAGGGTGTTCCTATTAAGCCAACAGATAAAGTTGAAAAATATCAACCTTGGTCATTAATTAAAGAACAAATTAATGCTGGAAAAACTCCTAGAGAAAGAAAAGCATTGTCAAGATCATTATCAAAAGTTGAACCAAGATTTGAAGTTAGAAGAACTTTCGATATTAAAAGAAGTGTTTATATTGGTAATAAAGCACAATATTCTATTTATGCCTTAGAGTCAGGGAAAGTTCAACTTTTTATGCAAGGAGAAATAGGTCAATTAATAAAAGAAACAATGGGTGATAAAGGTAAGATGTTTGTTGCTGGAGAAGTAGGAATAGGATCTTTTGGCAAAACTTCTGGTCAAGAGTATATTCGTTATACGGAGTTTTAATTATGGCACTTGCAAATGTTAGGGCTGCATTAGAAAGAGCTGTTACTGATGCAGTTCGCAAAGTTAATCCAACCATTAAGATGGTTTACGACAATACTTCTTATACGATTCCAAGTAAGACTGTTAAATATATAACAATGACAATTAATTTTGCTCAAGCAACATTGCAAAATCAAGGTGATTCTTCTGATTATTATTTAGGTGTTGCTCAGTGTAATATTTATGTTCCAAAAAATAATGGTACGGCTGAACTTTCTAGTATTAGTGAATCAGTGATTGATGGATTTACTTCTGTTAACAGTTCATCTTATGAGGATACGTTTGCTTGCAGTCCTAAAACAAGAGATGTAATAGGACCTTCTGTATTAGAAATTGAAGATAGATCTCATTTTGTAGGTGTTATTTCTTGTCAATTTACCGCAAGCGTATAGTATTATACTAATAGTATAAGATTTTTACATGGAAGCGATTGAACTTCTTAAAAACAAATTTGGTGTTAGTCAAAAATATAGACACGATGTAATCGTAGATGAACAGGTACTTTTAAGTATTTATTGGTATCCTTTAACGATTGCAGAAAGAGAATCAATAATGACAAGATCCAAAGATGATGAACTTGGCAATGACTTTGCTTTGAATCTTATGATTGAAAAAGCATTGGATGAAAATGGCAAAAGATTATTTCAAGATGGACATCGTGCCACTTTAAGAAGAGAAATTAATGCAGGTGTTTTGCAAGAAATTCAACTTGCGATGATGGCTTCAGGTCAAGAAAACAAGGTGGAGGAAGCGAAGACAGACTTGAAAAGCAAATAGTGACTGGTATTTTATATTTGCGTTAGCAAAAGAGTTAGGGATGACTGTTTCAGAGTTAACTAAAAAATTAACTGTTGAAGAATTAATAGGATGGGCTGCTTTCTATGAAGTAAAGAACGAAGAAGAAGAAAAAATGAGATCTCGATCAAAATCGACTAGAGTTCAAAGATAGAGGTATTATGGAAAGATATTGTAACGGGTCGATTCAATGAGTGATTATGGCATAAATTTAAAAGTTAGCAGTAATGGTGGAGCTGAGATAAAGAAGCTTTTTGATCAATTTAAAAATTTAGAAAGACAAGTAGATGCAACTCAATCTAAATTAAAAAGTTTAAACGAACAAAATAAAAAGATAAAAGCCGAACAAAATGCTTTAACTGCAACAATAGCTGGCTTTGGTGAAGGCGTTAAAGTTACAGCAACAGTTTTAAAAGCTTTTACGGAAATTTTTGTAAAAAATAAAAAAGCAATAAAAGATAATAATAAAGCAATTAGAGAAAACAGAGCAGAGTTAAAAGCAGCAAAAGAAGCAAGACAAGTTGCTATAAAACAACAACTAGACGAAACAAAAGCTTTCCAGCAAAGTAGTAACACAATAATGAAAAGTAGTCGTCAATTAGACGAGTACATAAAACAACTTTATGCGTTAAAAGCAGCAGTTAAAGGAGGACCACAAAAACAAATTATTAGTGATTCAATAACAAAGGCAGATTTTACAAAACAATTTAGAGATTTAGAGGCTCTTAGAGATGGTGCTAATCGGGTAGCAAGAGCTTATAGCATGATGTTTCAAGGTAAAGGAGGTTTATCTTTTGGTAGGGGTAAAGGTATTAGCGAACTTTTACAATTTGATCCAGGAAATACTGAAAAAGCTATTAATTCTTATATTAATTTGCTTCGAGGATTACAAGTTCAATTAGATAAAACAAGTCAAGAATATAGAGAAACAACATCAAGGATTCAGCAAATGAATCAGGCTTTAAATACAAGCCCGTTTGATATCAAAGGTGTTAGTGCAAAAGAAGGAGATGCAAATCTTTATGGACCTAAACCTTCTCGTAAGACTCAGATGTTCAGCATGCCTGGTGGTATGTTCTATGAACGGGGTGGAATGGCTGCCAGAAAGAAAGGAGCCTTAAATAGTGCATTAATTGGTGGAGCGTTCCCTGCTTTGTTTGGCCAAGGTTTAGGAGCTTCTATTGGTGGTGGTTTGGGTGGTGGAATAGGAGGAATGTTAGGGGGAGGATTAGGTTTTGGATTGTCTTTGGTTGGAACACAAATAGGAGCGCAAGTTGATGCTTTGGTAAATGCAACTAAAAAGACAGGAGATGCTTTAGGTGATTTAACACAAGATGCAGATGTATTAGTAGCAGCTCTAGGTAATACAAATAACGCTTTAGGTCAAAGAGTTAAGTTAATAAAACAAGCTGATGGTTCACAAGCTGCTTTTGCAGAAGCAGTCAAGCAAACAACATCAATAGTTGGGGTAAAAGGAGTAAAAGCTTTAAAACTTTATGGTGATGAGACAAGAGAAATACAAACAGGTTTAGCTCAAATTTTCCTACAGTTCCAATCTGGTTTAGCAAAAGTCAATCAGTTCCTTGGCGTAACAAAAGCTCTTGCAGACTTATTACCAAGAGATGTATCAAGTGAATTACAAGATCTTATTAAAAATCCAAAAACTAAAAATTTGCCTATAACTGGCTCTAGGACCAATCTTGATGCTACGAATATTGCAGAACAAATAAGAAAGATTGAAAATCCTCGTGGTATAAAAGAAATGTTATATTCTGAGACTAATAAATTTAGACTTGGAAATTTAAAAGAAGACGCTAAAGAACTAATTAAAATAGGAAATCAAACAGTTAATAATACAATTGCTCAAGAATTGTTTAATAAAGAACTTAAACATCAAGTAGAAATAAATAACACAAAAGGTTATTTAGCAAGACAAGAAATAAGGGATCGCAAAAAACTTAATGATATGATTCGAGAATATGAAGAATTAGTAGGAAGAGAAGCTGGAGACAATGAAATACAAAGATTTAAAGATTTAATACAAGCAACAAGTGATTTAACTTTAGGCATAACATTAGTTAATAATAAAATCGAAGAATTAGATCGAGAATTAATTCAATTAAATGACTCAGGATATCAAGTAGTGCAAGCAGCAGAAGCAATAGGTAGTGCTTTTAGTGAATCATTTAAAGGAATTATTAAAGGAACAATGAGTGTTCGAGAAGCATTTGCAAATATGTTTAGTCGAATTGCAGATCATTATTTAGATATGGCAGCACAAATGGCTGCGGTTCAAATGCAAAAAGGAATATTGAGTTTGTTTAACTTTGGGACAAATCCTACAGGTGGCATAGGTATGGGTCATGGAGTTTTTAGTGGAGCTAAATTGCCTACTGGGGGATCAATAAATTATGACTTTTTCAAAGCATCAGGAGGCCCAGTATCAGGGGGTTCTCCTTATGTTGTTGGGGAAAGAGGTCCAGAATTATTTGTTCCAGGTTCTAGCGGTAATATCGTTCCAAATCATGCAATGGGAGGAACAAATATTGTTGTTAACGTAGATGCTTCTGGTTCAGAAGTTCAAGGCAATGAAGGACAAGCCGCTATGCTAGGGAGAGCGATTTCGTCAGCCGTCACAGAAGAAATTGCAAGACAAAAAAGACCAGGAGGACTACTTTCCGCAGCGTAAATTATGGCAACTTTTCCTTCTATAGCTTCTACCTACGGTGTTACGAAAACATCGCAACCTAGTACAAGAATTACTCAATTTGGAGATGGGTATCAAGCAAGGATTCAGTTTGGAATGAATCAAAATCCAAAAGTTTATAGACTTACTTTTAATGTTTCTGAAACTGATTCAGACACTATTGAAACTTTTTTAGATGCAAGAGCTAGTGACTCTGACTGCTTTACTTGGACACCACCTGGAGAAAGTTCATCAGGTAAATATATTTGTCCCTCTTGGACTAAGACTATTCCATACTTGAATCGAGCAACTATAAGAGCAACATTTCAGGAGGTATTTGAAGTGTAATGGCTGTACCTGTTAGCGAATTACAAAAACCAAACCCTAGTGCAATTATTGAGCTTTTTATTCTTGAGTTAAATTCAACAATTCACGGAGCTAGTACTGTATATCGTTTTCATGCTGGAGCGAGTCAAAATGCAAATGGAAATATTGTTTTTGCTGGTCAATCTTATACAAAAATGCCCATAGAGGCTGACGGTTTTGAATACAACGGTAAGCAGTTACCAAGACCGACACTTAGGATTAGTAATATTTTAGGAACAATTACAACATTACTTTTAACGCTACCTATGGGATTAGAAGGCGCAAAAGTAACTCGAAGAAGAACGCTTCTTAGATATTTAGATGCTGCTAATTTTCCTAATAACAACAGTCCATACACCCCTGATACGTCTGCGTTATTTCCAGATGAAATTTATGTAATTGATCGTAAATCAGTAGAAACAAGAGGACTTGTTGAATTTGAACTTGCTGCAAAAATAGATGTGATGGGTGTTCGTTTACCTAAAAGACAAGTTTTGCCTGACGAGTTCCCTGGCATTGGATCGTTTTATTCATGAGTTGGAAAGCTAAAGCCTTATCTCATGCAAAGGCAGAAGACCCTTATGAATCTTGTGGTTTATTAGTTGTTGTTAAGGGGAAAGAAACTTATTTTGCTTGTAAAAACTTGGCAGACAAGCCAAAAGATATGTTTATTATTGACCCAGAAGATTGGGCAAAAGCAGAAGACACAGGAGAAATAACAGCCATTATCCATAGCCATCCAGTAACTTCACCAGAACTGTCTATGGCAGACAAGGTTGCTTGTGAGAAAACAAAACTTAAATGGTATGTAGTGCAACCAAATTTAGAACAATGGGTTGAGTACGAACCATGTGGCTATACAGCACCCTTGATAGGTAGGAAATGGGTATGGGGCGTTAATGACTGTTGGTCCCTTTGCCGTGACTACTATAAACAACAGCTAGGAATAGAATTAAGAGATTGGGATAGACCTATAAGTTCAGATGAGTTTATAAAAGATCCTTGTTTTGATCGTTGCTTTGCTGATACAGGATTTAGAGAACTAAGACCTGACGAAGAGTTACAGAAAAATGATTTAGTATTAATGAAGATGCGATCTCAGGGTTTTAATCATATTGGTTTATATCTGGGTGATCAGTTGCTTTTACATCATTTACAAGATCGTTTATCTAGTCGTGATTTATTAGACGAATGGCTATTAAGATGTATTGGAAAGAGGATTCGTTATGAGTTTGCGTAAAATAAAACTATACGGCGAATTGGCTAAGTTTGTAGGTGAGCGTGTTTTAGAAGCGGAAGTAAATAACGTAGCTCAGGTAATGAAATTCTTGTGCGTTAATTTTAAAGGCATAGAAAAACACATGTATGACCAGCAATATAAAGTATCGGCTGGAAATTGGAATTTATCAGAAGAAGAGTTGCACTATCCAACAGGGCAGAGTGATATTTCTATTGTTCCTGTTGTTGGTGGGGCTAGGGGTAATGTAGGAAAAATAATAATAGGTTCTATTTTGATTTATGCTGCTGTTCAAACAGGTGGTCTTGGTGCTGGTGGCGCACTTAAATTTACTGCTGGTGGTTTTGCGTCTACATCTGGTGCTTTTTCAGCAGCAGCTTTAGCAGGAAATATTGGTATTGGTTTAGTTCTTAGTGGGATAGCTGGCTTGTTAACACCTGTTCCTCCTGTTCCTTCTTCAGAACAAGATCCAAGGCTAAGTTTTAGTTTTAGTGGGCTTCAAAATACAAGTCGTGCTGGCGTTGCTGTTCCTATCGTCTATGGTTCGGAAGTATTAGTTGGTTCTGTTGTTCTCTCAGCAGCAATAGAAACCGTACAAGTTGAGGTGTAATTATGGCTAATTTTGTTATTGGTTCAGGTGGTGATAGTAAAGGTGGTGGAGGCGGTGGCTCAACCGCTAAAGATAATCTTGAATCTGCGCAATTTGGTCGAGTTCTTGATCTTCTTTCAGAAGGTGAAATAGGCGGCTTAGTAGACGGTAAAAAGTCTATTTTCCTAAACAATACACCTTTGCAAAATGCAGATGGCTCTGAAAATTTTAAAAATGTTACTTATTTAGACAGGGTTGGAACATCTTCTCAAACAGTTATACCTTTAACTGAAAATACATCAACTGTAGTGAATACAGGTTTTTCTACTGTTAATAAAGGAACAATCGACGAGAATGGTAATCTTACTCCTACACCAAGGATAGTACAAATAGCTGCGTCAGATCCCCCTATAGATGCAGTCAAAGTAACAATATCTGTTCCACAATTACAAAAAATTACTGATGATGGTGATATTGAAGGGAGTGAAATTGATTTAGAAATTGCTGTTCAATATTCAGGGGGAAGTTATCAAACTAAAGTATCTGGTGATAATGGAAAAATAAAAGGTAGAACAGGAGATTTATATCAAAAAGAATATTTAATTAATTTAGATGGTGCGTTTCCTGTAAATATAAAAGTCACAAGAATTACAGATGATTCAACAAATCCAAAATTAGTGAATGCGTTTCAATGGAATACTTACACAAAGATTATTTATGATTCAAGAACTTACCCTAACTGTGCGTTAGTTGGGATAAAGATTGATGCTGAACAGTTTTCAAGTATTCCTAAGAGAACATATTTAATTAAGGGCAAAACAGTTCAAATACCGCATAATGCAACTGTTAGATCTAATGGAAGTCTTCAGTACTCAGGAACATTTAACGGGACGGTAGGGGGTGCAGAAGTTACTAATGACCCAGCTTGGATTTTATATGATCTATTAACTTCTTCAAGGTATGGATTAGGTACAGACCCTGTAACTAATGCTGGTTATTTGGCTGAGGCTGACTTAGATAAATTTTCCTTCTATGCAGCTTCTCAGTATTGTTCCGAACAAATTACTTACACTTTAGATGGTTCTACTGTTACGGAACCTCGTTTTACTTGCAATGTAAATATACAAACAGCACAAGAAGCCTATACCGTAATTAATCAATTATGTTCCGTATTTAGAGCGCAAGCTTATTGGCAGGCAGGCTCTGTTGCTTTAACACAGGATTCACCTCAAGATACAAGTTATTTGTTCAGTATTGCAAATGTTTTAGAACCAGGTTTTACATATCAAACAAGTAGTCAAAAGAACAGAACTACTGTTGCTGTTGTTAGATACTTTGATAACGAATTAAGAGATTACGGTTATGAAGAAGTAAAAGACACCGCTGCTATTGCAAAATACGGATCAATCGTTAAAAATATCGATGCTTTTGCTTGTACGAGTAGAGCGCAAGCCCAAAGATTAGGTAAATGGCTTTTATATACAGAAAATAATGAGCGTGAAATTTGTTCCTTTGTTACTTCTATAGATGCAGGTGTTGTATGTAGGCCAGGTCAAATAATAGAAATAGCTGACGAAATGAGAGCAGGTTCTAGAAGAGCAGGACGGATAAAAAGTGCAACAACTACAGCTATCACAGTCGATGATGCAACAGGTTTAGTAGCTTCTAGTAGTCCTACTCTTTCAGCTATCCTTTCAGATGGTTCAGTTGAAACTAAACCTATAAGCAGTATTTCATCAGGTGTTGTTAATTTATCTTCTGGTTTTTCTTCTGCGCCTAATGCAAATACATTATGGGTGTATCAAAATTCAAGTATACAAACTTCTACTTGGCGTGTTGTATCAGTAGAGGAACAAGATGGTATTAATTATGCTGTAACTGCTGTTTCTTATAATTCTTCTAAATATTCAAATATTGAAAGTGGAATATCATTAACTACACGAAATGTTACGAACTTAAATGTAGCTCCCGCTGCGCCTGCTGCTGTTCAAGGTTTTGATAGTGATGGTAATGCTTATACACATCCTGCGATAGATACAACCGAATTGATTTATGAAAACTTAGGTAGTGCAAGAGTCAAAATAATAGTTTCTTGGATTAATAACACCGCTGATGCTTATGTTCGTTTTAGATATAACAATAATGATTGGCAATCAAGAATTGCAGAAAAGACAAAACAAATTGAGATATTAGATGTTGTTGCTGGAACGTATGAAATAGAGGTTTATAGCGTTAGTGCATCAGGTTTAAGATCAGTAAATCCCGCTACGAAAACACATACAGCGATAGGGAAAACAGCACCTCCAACAGATGTTACTGGTGTCACTTTGACTCCTATAGATCAAGAAAGAGGACTACTCCAGTGGGATCAAAGTACTGAGAAAGACGTATTAATTGGTGGAAAAGTTCTAATTGGACAATCCACAAACGGCTCTGCTAGATGGGCTGATGCAACAATTGTTTTAGAACAAGATGGAAATACTACTAGCGCAGAAGTCCCTTTGTTACCTGGATTAAATGCGTACTTAATTAAATTTAAAGACGATGGAGGCCGTATCTCTACTGGTCCTTCTTCAAACTTAATAGCCGATTGGGATGCAACAAAAGCAACTGTTATAATGCCTTCTGTTACTGATCGTTTATTTGTTCAATTTGTTGATGAGCATACAGCTAATTTTACAGGTACAAAAACAAATACAACATATGATTCAACGTTAGATTCTTTAAAATTATCAGTTTCTAATAATGCGACCGCTGCTAGTGGTGAATACTATTTTGCAAATTCTGTAGATTTGAATCAAATTTATGACGTGAATTTAACGAGAGAGTTAGTAAGTTTTATGTTTGATGACGAAAGTCTTTGGGATAGTAAAAGTGCTTTGATTGATACCTGGGGTTTGATAGATGATGAGGTTGCTTTAACTTCTAGTGATTGTAATGCTGTCGTTGAATATAGAGCAACAAATGATGATCCTAGTTCGTCACCAACTTGGAGTGATTGGCAGCAGATAGTTAATGGGTTAGTAAGAGCTAGAGGATTACAATTTAGAGTTAAATTAACAAGTACAAATGTTGATCAAAATATTGCAATTAGAAGACTTGGGATTACTGTTGAGCTTCAACCTAGAACGGAAAGTATTACTAATGCAGTTACAACGGGTTCAGCTCCATATCAAGTTAATTTCGCCCATGGTTTTTACCAACCGCCTAGTGTTTTTATCACGCAAGTAGCTAGCAGTAGGGAAGTTGGTGATTATCCTGAAATAGATAATATTACTCGCACAGGTTTTGAAGTAACATTTAAGAATACAGCCAATGACAGTAGCCATGCCCGATCATTTGTTTGGGGAGCGTCTGGCTTTGGTAATCAGGTATCAGTATGACTAATCTAAGAGATTACATTATCGACAATGTAAGTGGGTCAGCATTTAGAACAGAGCTGAATCAGATTTTAGGAGACATACAAACTACTAATTCAGGACCATCAGCACCAACAACAACGATTGCTTACAAACTTTGGGTTGATACGACTAATAACAAATTAAAGATTAGAGATAGTGGTAATAATAATTGGATAACACTTGGTTCAATTTCTGAAAATCTTGGTTTAGCACCGACAGAAAATCCGCAATTTACAGGTAAATACATAAGGATACCCTCTGGAACCACAGCTAATAGACCTTCCTCGCCTGATGAGGGAGACGCACGATTTAATACAACAACCAAATTACTTGAATTTTTTGCTGGTACAAATTGGTCAACTAACGGCGCAAAACTTGACGTTTTTACCTTCACGGCAAACAATGCAACTCAAACATTTACACCTCAAGAAGGCCGATCATTTTTCTTGGTAATTTGCACAGGAGGGGGAGGTGGTGGCTCAGGTGTAACAGTTCACGGATCGCCTTCAAACTATTGGGGCGCACCTGGTGGAGGATCAGGAGGGACTGCAATCAGAGGTTATACGAGAGCCGAACTTGGCACATCCGCAAGTATTGTTGTTGGCTATGGTGGAGCTGGTGGAGTAGCTGGAGGTGGTTTCGGAGGCAATGGAGGAGCTAGCTCTTTTGCACCACAAAATCAAAATAGTAGTACTTTAAATGCAACAGCGGGTAGTACTTCTCTTCCTGCATACGATACTTCAGCCGCCGCTTCAGATATGGGCAGACCTGGAAATCGTGGTTTTGCAACTGGGGGGCAGATAAACCTTGCTGGAGACAAAGCCGAATTTCAAACAATTAATAATTATACTGGGACTACTGCAAGTGGAATAGATATAGTAAATATGCAATCATCGGGAGGCTCTAGCTTTTGGGGAAAAGGGCCAGGTTCTGGTGCCGATGGTAATTGGTCTAATGTAAATGCAGCGGGGGCAGCGGGAACAGATGGAATAGTTGTTATTCTTAGTTTTTAAAACTTTTTAGATGCAGAATATTGTGATAGGTGTTGTTACCATATAGGAAAACGTTAATCCTATGGCAATAGCACCAGGAACGTATAATATGACGATCCAGCGAAGATCGGATCATACTATAAGTATTAACTTAAAGGACTCAAACAATGCTGCCATTAATTTGACGGGATGTACATTAACCTCTCAAATTTGGGATACTAATCGTACTACTAAAGCAGCAGATGCAACTGTAAGTATTACTAACGCTTCAGGTGGTGTATTCACATGGAGCGTGACTGATACTCAAACAGCCACGTTTGCCGCTGATGAGTATAGATACGATGTTCTATTGACTAATGCTTCGGGACTGAAAGAATATTGGTTAGAAGGTATCATTTACATGGATGAAGGATACACCTCATGACCTCAGTCAATGTCACAACAAATAAAAACACGGTAACTGTTAACGAGGACAATAGTTCAGTTATTACCGTAGTCAGTCAGGGGCCACAAGGACCACAAGGTATCCAGGGTGAGACGGGTATAGGTTCGGCTACTGTAAGTATTGGAACTACCTCTACTGGGAACGCTGGGACGGACGCTTCTGTTAGTAACACTGGTACGGGAACAGCAGCAGTATTAAATTTTACGATTCCGAGGGGGAATACAGGATTAACAGGACCAACTGGATCGCAAGGTTCACAAGGAATACAAGGTGAGACAGGCGAGACAGGACCAACGGGACCCACTGGTCCTCAAGGAAGTCAGGGATTAACTGGAAGTACGGGGCCACAAGGTATTCAAGGCGAGACAGGTCCGACAGGACCCACTGGCCCTCAAGGAATTCAAGGGGCTACTGGGAACACTGGGCCACAGGGAATCCAAGGAGAGAAGGGAGACACAGGAGATACAGGCTCGACAGGACCTCAAGGCCCACAAGGGATTCAGGGAGTACAAGGAAATACAGGTGCTACAGGAGCTTTTGGTGGTGCGACTTTTGACTATACATTCGATACTTCAACCGTTGATAGTGATCCAGGTGCAGGTAAAGCAAGATTTAACAACGCAAATATTTCGTCGGCTACTCTTTTATATATAGATGACACTGATGACGGTGGAACAGATGTCCAAGCTTATTTAAGGACAATTGATGATTCTACTTCGACAATAAAAGGGCATTTCAAAGTATCAAATAAAACTGATCCTAACGACTTTGCACTGTTTACAATTTCAGCGGCAACTGAAGCCACTGGATACCACAAAGTAACTTGTGCTTATGTTTCTGGTTCGACTTCTTTTAGTGCAAGTGAAGATATTGTTTTAACTTTTGCGAGAACTGGAGACAAAGGCGATACAGGACCAGCAGGTGCAGCGGCAACTATTACTGTAGGTTCTACGAGTACAGGAAGTGCAGGATCTAACGCTTCTGTTACTAATAGTGGTTCGTCTAGTGCTGCGACTTTTGACTTCACGATACCAAGAGGAGACACAGGAGCGACTGGTCCACAAGGTATTCAAGGAGCTACTGGTGCTACTGGACCTCAAGGGATTCAAGGAGCGACGGGTGCGACGGGTGCGACGGGTTCGGCAGGTGCTGATGGAAAAACACTTTTAAACGGTTCTGGTGTTCCTGGCTCAGGGCTTGGAGTTGACGGAGACTTCTATATAGACACAGCAAACGACAATATATATGGTCCAAAAGCTAGTGGAGCATGGGGGAGTGGAACATCATATTTACAGGGTGCGACTGGAGCGACTGGAGCCACTGGCCCACAAGGTAGTGCGGCTTCTATAGCTCTGGGAACAGTTAGCACAGGTGCGGCAGGATCAAGCGCGTCAATCACAAATAGTGGTAGTTCATCGGCTGCTACTTTTAATTTCACTATCCCAAGGGGAGATACTGGAGCAACTGGTCCCGCAGGTCAAGATGGTGTAGGTATTACGGCTGGAGACAAAGGGGATGTCACAGTTTCGGGAACAGGCAACAATACATGGACTATTGATAATGAGGCGATTACTAATGCAAAAATATTAGATGACACAATTGCAGAGTCAAAACTAGATATTCATGCAGCTCCAAGTGGTACTAACAAGTTTTTAGGTTATACAGCAAATGGGATGGAGTGGGCTGTTCCTCCAGACACCAACACAACATATTCAGTACAAGATGGCGAATTATCTCAGAATAATTTCACTGATGCGTTGAAAACAAAGCTTGATGGAATTGCTACGTCTGCGAATAATTATTCCATCTCTTCTGATTTGCTTGATGAGGATAATATGGCGACTAACTCAGCGACTAAAGTTCCCAGTCAGCAGAGTGTAAAAGCATACGTTGATGCCAATAGTTCCGATACAACTTACACAGCAGGAACAGGTCTGCAATTATCTGGGACGCAGTTTTCAGTAACGTCTCTTGCTCTTACAACAGTTCAGGAAGCGGCTAACGAAACGGCCATGCTTGCGTTAACAACTCAAGAGGGTGATGTTGTTGTTCGTACTGATGAGAATAAAACCTATGTGAAGAATAGTGGTAGTGCTGGAACGATGGCAGATTTCACTCTGCTACGGACCCCGACTGATGCTGTTCTTTCTGTTAATGGGAATACTGGAGCAATTACAGCAGCCCAAATCGCAAGTGCAGTTGAAGCGGCTTCGGATTCAAATACTTTCACGGATGCAGACCATACAAAACTAGATGGAATAGAAGCTAGTGCTACAGCAGACCAAACAGGGGCAGAGATCAAGACCGCCTACGAAGCCGAGTCAGATACAAATGCCTACACAGATGCAGAAAAAACTAAGTTAGCTGGTATAGAAGCTTCAGCTACTGCTGATCAAACTGGCGCAGAAATTAAAACTGCTTATGAGGCAGAGGCTGACACTAATGCTTTTACTGACACGTTAAAAACAAAGTTAGATGGTATTGCTACAGGCGCAGAAGTAAACGTTCAAAGTGATTGGAACTCTTCTTCAGGTGATTCTCAAATACTTAATAAGCCAACAATCCCAACCAATACAGATACAACTTATTCAATCTCTTGTGTTGATGGAGACAATACAGATGAAGAGAAGATTCGTCTAACCGCTGGAGGTGACGGAAGTGGTACAGATGATGTTGTTCTTGAAGCTGGTACAGGTTTAAGCATTGCCAGATCAGGCGATAAGATTACTTTTACAAATACGCAAACCACATCAGGCACTGCAGATTTAGCAACCGAAATTACAGTTACAGCTAATAACTCAACTGATGAAACTGTTTATCCATTATTTGCTGATGGAGCAACAGGTAGTCAAGGAGCAGAGACAGATACAGGTTTAACTTATAACCCAAATTCAGGTGAGTTAACTGCTGAAAAATTTCTAGCTAGTGGAACAATTGGAAGGGTTCAAGCAGACAATAGCCTCGCATTTTCAAGTGGTGGAACGGAACATCTCCGTGTAGATACCGATGGAAGGTGCATTGTGGGAGGCGGTACTCATTCAGGTGATTCAAACCTCGTCGTTAAAGGTGATAGCAACTTAGATAGCAACAATCATGCAGTATTAGGTTTGTTCGGAGACGCAGTAGTTTCAGCAGCAAACACCGAATTAGCACAATTAAAATTTGGTGCTAGCAACACAAATACTGGCAACGCACAGATTCGTGTTAAGTCAGATGCAGCATGGGGAAGCGGTGATTTTCCAACAGCAATGTTGTTTGAAACAACGCCTGATGGGTCTGACATAATGACAACTGCCCTAACTTTAGACAGCTCACAAAACGCTACGTTTGCAGGGACGGTTACAAGTACTGGTTTAACAGTCGGTACCAATAAACTTTACGTTAACACTACGACTGATTGGGTTGGTATTGGGACTACAACCCCTGTTGGAACTTTAGATTTAGGGAGTTCAACTAACAGCGTAGGTCTATTTTTCCATAACAGTGTTACAGGAAGCTCTAACAACGATGGAGCATACATTCAATTAGCAAGTCCAAGTTATTCACAACATGATCTATCTATAGTTAACAGAGAAACTGGGTCATTGGTATTAGGAACAGACGAAACAACTGCCCTGACCATCGACAGTTCACAAGATGCCACTTTTGCAGGGAATATTTTGATGAGTGGAACAGGTGTTATTGATATACCTGCAGGCACAACAGCACAAAGACCTGCATCAGGAGATACAGGGATGTTTAGATATAACACTACCCTTGATCAGTTTGAAGGTTACTCCTCTACTGGATGGGGAGCTATTGGTGGTAGTGTAGAGACAAAAATATTAGAGACACCTCAAACTATTAGTCAGAACTTGACTCTTACATCTAATAAAAACGCTTTATCAATAGGTTCTGAAGTTGCCGTAGCTAATACTTATAATGTAACTGTTCCCTCTGGCTCTAGTTGGAGCATTTCACAATAATGGCTTACGGTTCTATAAAGGTTGACAAAATTATCACTGATAATGGCAGTGGTACAGACATTGAGTTAACGCTTCCAAGTGCAGCCCCATCGGCTGCGGGTAAAGTTTTAAAAGCTTCTTCAACACCTACAACCCTTGAATGGGCTGATGATTCTGCTGAAACAAACTTAACAGCTACAGCTTCAGGTACGGCTTTAACAGTTGTTTCCAGCTCAGGCACTAATGTTGATTTACCAGCAGCTTCTACATCAGCTTGGGGCGTGATGACTGATGAGGACAAGACAAAACTTGACGGTGTTGCGACTGGTGCGACAGTTGGAGTTGAGGCCACTGGTGGCACGTTTACGGGTTCAGTTGTCTTTGAAGATGCAATTAATGAAAATGTTTTTGCAATAACTGATGCAGCCAGTGTTGCGTTAGATCCTGATAATGGTTTGATTCAGACGTGGACTTTAGGTGCCAGCCGTACCGCAACAGATTCATTGACATCAGGGCAATCAATGATGCTAGTTGTCACAGCGTCTAGCAATAGTATTACATGGCCTACGATTCAGTGGATTGGTGGTACAGCTCCTACTTTAAGCTCTTCTGGTACAACAGTAATTGAGTTATGGAAAATTAGCTCTACACTCTACGCAGCCGCTATTGGTGATCCTTCCTAATCATGAGAAATCATGCGGTAAGAAGTTCTCTAGCTTATGTTCCTGCTACGGTTCCGTGGAACGAGCATGAACCAATACATATCTTATCTACTGAAGATAGTTCAGGGAATCATTATCTACACGGGTTTAACATTAATGGTGGAAGAATTGGCACTCTAGAGTTATCACAAGATGATCTAAATGGAGGTCAATATTTTATATGGAAAGGATGTGTTGTCCTATTCCCAGAAATGACTGATAAAAGATGGTATATCATTGATATTGCTACTTGGACTGAAAAAGCCACAGGCGATCTAACACATACTCTAGGGAAGGCTGTCCCTAGTATTAGGTATGCATCAGGAAATAATCTTTCTTTACAAGGGATGCTTTGGACAGGAGATAATGCATCGTGTCGTATGAATATACATCGGATAACAGTAAGTATAAGTGCGCCTAATACCTATACGGTAAGTTCTTCAAATGGTGCAACTTACAATCCAACTTCAAGCGGTGACGGTGTTGCTTATTTTGTCCATAGCAATGGACACACAAATCATTCAGAAGATACTTACTTAGACAATATGTCCCAAACGAGAGGAACAATAGGCTTTTTTAATAGGACAAGAGGTTCTTATACGTCTTTATCTTCTCGTATGGTTTGTATGTCTAACAATGGAAATGCAAAGACAGTTAGTTTCTTTACAACTAGTACAGCTGGAGCAATATCTAACGTGAAAACCAATGTAATAGAAGGTAATGCTTCTCGTAGTTTTGGTATTCCGATTGATACGTCAAGAGCTTTAATATGTGTCTTTGATAAAATGTTTTATGTCACAGATACAACATCAAATCCAAGTGGAGATTTTGATGATAAAGAATTTGATATTCAAAATGCTTCGGCGGATGGTGTGTCTTGGAGTGTTGTTAATCTCTGGGAATATGGTGCCCATAATGATGGACAAGCATTTGCTACTAGCAATGGTAGATTCTACATTTTGATGAAAAACAATGGAGGTGGCTCGACTGGCGGTTGGAACTACAAGTATGGATATGTTTCAAGTATGTCGGCTGGAGACAAAACACCTACTTTGTTAGCTGGAGATTATAAGCCTATTGCTAAATATAATTCTATTCCTTTAAATTCTATCGTTCAGGCAAATGAAAATGGTTATGTTTCTATTGCTGTAGGCAAGGTGACAAGTTGGGACTCAACAAATGGGACTAATTGGAATGGAGTGGTGGAGTTTAGACATTTTAATGGTGACACTCAAGTAGGAACGACACAAACGGGAACAATTCCCGCTCAATATATTGGCGGTGAATTTAATCAGAATTGGCAATACTCAACAGCCGATAGAGGGAGTAACCTTATGTATAGCGGTACTGCTTTAAGTTAACTATGGCTGAATATAGAAGGCGATCAGATGGCTTGCTTGTAGAAGGCGATCACGAGTTAAGAGCTGCTAGCCCTAATGTAAGTTTTCCTTCTGATTTAAAAGAATCAACTTTAAATGCTCTTGGGTGGGACGTAGTGCAAGAAACGCCTCAACCTACTACTACTGTTTATCAACAAGTGGTTAGAAATGGTGTTGTTAAAGATTCCCTTAAAAGATGGAAACAACAATATGAAATACATGAACTTAACAAAGAGGACATTGATCGTTTAGTAGGATCTGATGTCAGAGATGAAAGAAATGAGTTATTGAAGGAAAGCGATTGGACGCAGAATAGAGATGTCACATTGTCTAATGATGCTGAGTGGAGAACTTATAGAGAAAACTTAAGGAATATACCGACTCAAAGTGGTTTTCCTCATAACGTTGTGTGGCCTACTAGACCATGAGAAATCATTTTGTTAGGAGTTCATTAGCCACCTCAACAGCAGAAATCCTTGATGTAGATGAGGTTTTTGGGGCGGTAGCATATTCAGGAAATGGTTCGACAAGTGGTAAGGCTTTAACCTTTGGGGCTGGGGTAGATATGCTAGGTAAAGGTGGTATGGGCTGGGTAAAATGCCGTGAAGATGGCAGTACAAGCCACATCATACAAGACTCAGAAAGAGGCTTAGGAGAAAGTAATTCTTCTTATGGATATACAAAAATTCTCCTTGCAGACCAAAACAGAAGTGAAGGATATAATCAATATCCCCAAGGTTTTATAAAAGAACTTACAAGCACTGGTTATAAAGTTGCGAGGGGAAGCAGTAGCACGTCTAACGATGGAGCAAACAAGGTATCGCATGATTATGTTGCTTATGCCTTTAGAAAGGCTGCAGGTTTTTTTGACATCAAGACTTGGACAGGAAACGGTGTTTCTGGCAGAGAAATTGCACATGATCTAGACAGCGTTCCTGGGGCCATTTGGATAAAGAAAACCAGTGGTTCAGCGGATTGGTGGTGTTATCACAGACAAACAGCAAGCTCGTCACCAGAAGATTATTATTTAGTACTTAATGAAACGGATTCAAAAGTAAATCAATCGTCTTTTATGAATGATACGGCCCCGACTTCAACGCATTTTACTTTGGGAAATTCTGACAATGTTAATGGAAACAGTCAAACCTATGTTGCATATATTTTTGGACATAATGATGCTCGCTTTGGTTCATCTCAAGATAAATCTATAATCCATTGTGGAGGCTATTACGGAAACGGTAGTACTAACGGAACTACAGTTAACATTGGATGGAGACCCCAGTTCCTAATTTTTAAAAATCCTAGTAATTCTTCTATGCACTGGAGGATGTATGACACGGAAAGAGGTATTAACGCAGGAAATGACCCAAGGCTTATGCCAAACACCGATGAGGCAGAGCAGAATACATTCGATAAATTAGATTTAACATCAACAGGGTTTCAAACACAGCACACAGGAAGTGATATGAATCAGAATAATACCTTGATTACTTATATTGCTATTAGGGAGGCTTGGTAATGAGAAACCATTACGTTAGAGCAGCAGCAGCAGGTGGTGGCGATACTTTCGTAACTGATAATTTAGTCTTTCATCTAGACGCTGCGAATACAGATTGCTATTCAGGTAGTGGAACAACGGTTAATAGTTTAGTTAATAACCATACGAATGATCATTGGGGAGATATGGAGTGGTCTAGCGATAGCGGTGGAAATACAGGAGGTTATTTTTATGTAGATGGTACGCAAAATACAAGCCTGCAATTTCCATATTCAACAGATTTTGAGATGATGGCTTATGCGTCAGGAAATTCTACTGTTACCGTTACAGACTATTCGTGGGAGTGGTGGTGGTATGGAGATGACGTTCCAGTTGACGGAACTGTAGGTATGTATTTTGCTTTTTTGAGGGCTACCAATGATGGAGAAGTTAGTGGTTCCGATCTTTCCCAGAATAACCTTGGTGGTTATATGTTTTATAGAACTGCCAGCGATCAAGAACGGTTCTATGTAAGACAAGCTAGTTCCGTAAATACAATTGTAAAGAGTTCGCATACGTGGAGTGGAAGCAAATGGCAGCATTATGTCTTAACTAGGTCAGGAAATAATCTTAAATTTTATATAGATAATGGAACTGCTAACACTGCGACTCAAACACCTCCTTCCTCTAATAACTACTCAAACACCAAAAAATTCAATATTCTCACTGTTTATGGTAATAACCATGAATTTGAGGGAAGGCTTGGTGTTATGCGTTTTTATCAAGGTAAAGCTTTAACAGCAGCCGAAGTTGAACAAAACTATGATGCAGAGAAGTCAAGATATACTTAGCATAAGAACAAAGTCTTTATCATGTACGTCAAATTAAAAGACAACGCTGTTGAAAAATTTCCTTATTCAATAAGCGATTTAAAAAAAGATAATCCAAACGTCTCGTTTCCTAAGATTTTTTCTAGTGAAATAATGGAAACTTTCTCACTTGCGGATGTGACTGTTGATGCAAAACCTTCTTTTAATTCAGTAACACAAACAGTTTCACAAAAAACAAATCCTGAACTTATCGATGGCAAGTGGGTATTGAAATGGGATGTAAACGATAAAGCTCAATCTATTGTTGACCAAGACAAATTAAATGAACAACGAGAAATTAGAAGAAAAAGGAATGAGCTACTATCTCAATCTGATTGGAGTATTAATAGTGATAGTCAGTTAACTGAGGATGAAGTAACGAAATGGAAAACATATAGACAAGAGTTGAGAGACGCAACAAAGCAAACTAGTTTCGCAGGTTCTTCTACTGCCCTGCCTTTTGTTAGCTGGCCCACAAAACCAGCAACTACAACCCCACAACCTGATCCAGAAGACGTAATATAAGTGCTGGCCGAACAAGTCAGGGATAGACAATAGGTTTATAATTTGGGAGCAATATATTATTTTCATGGTGGAAAAGCTTTCCCTGCATGATTAAGATTCTCACCTATATAAATACAGCCTCACTTGTTTTGGCTGTATCTGTTGGTACGTTGGCTTACTTTAATCGTGGCAAGATTACAGAATCTATAATGAGTGAAGTGCAAAAGCAGTTGCCTTCTCTTGTTAAAGGAGCAATGCCATCAATACCAAGCGTCCCGTCATCAACTGGCCCTGTGCTTCCTTTTAAATGATTCAATTCAAGTCATTTAACGGCCTAACTTCTCTTGTTCTGGGCGGTGGTTTAATTGCTACGAACTTTATGAGTCTTTCTTTGCTGGCTCGTAAGGATGGAGGCATCCCTGACATAGCAAAGCTTTCCAATACTCCTTACAGCAGTATTCAAATTAGAAGTGAGACTGGTGCTGATGGTGCAGAAGAGTGGAGTTTTGCAAGCCGTCAACACGATCCAAAAACAATGTTGTTCTACGAAGATTCAGAACAACCTACATTTAATGGTGGTGTAAAGAAAAAACATATCCATAAAGAATCAGTTGCTCAGTTTGCAATTTTCCCTAAAGGAGAGGGCGGGACACTTACAGCAAAACAGATTGAATGTATTGAAAAACAAGCTCAAGGTAGAAGTAATGGACAGATGATTGCTGATGCTGGATCGGTTCAGGTGACACCAGCCTTGGCAGGGGTTCCAATTGTAGGGCCAGTATTAGCAGGAATATTTTTTGGTCAAGCTAGAAAACAAGTAGGAAATGTTGCTAGTGATCTTGCTGGTCAATGGAACGACTGCTAAATGGAAATAGAAGATATTTCTGTTAGGGAGATACCTGAAGCCTCGATTGATACAACATTTATTTCTACACCTGATCCTGTAATACCTAACAACATAGGTTTTCCGATTATTCAAATGCCTGGCTGTGTAAGGGCTAGGACATTAACGAATAAAAATCTTGTAACTTCAGATCCATCGGGGAACTTTTATGTCTGTGATGGCAATATGCCAACGCTTGAAAGTATGGCTGTTGACTGGGACGGATTTACTGCTGTTGAACCTGAGCAAGAAGAAGTAGTAGAAATAAAACCTCCAACTCCTAAAATTGTTCCTCCTGTTAAACCAAAGAAATCAAAAAGGAAGAAGAGAAAGGAAGTGGAAGAGAAGGATGGCAAAGATAACGAGGAGGGAAATACCGATGTAGGGCAACAAGATCTAAAAGCTCCAACTATTGATGGACAGTTTATTGTAACTAAACTTCCTTGCCCGCCTTTAGATACACTTGCTAAAACTCCTGTTGGTTCGTTAGGTAAAGGAGGACTTGCAAGAATTAAAGGATGGAAAAGAGATGAACTTACAGGTAAGTGTGAAACGGTATGGGAAGGCTTAAATCCTATAGAGATAGCAGGGAATTACGCTCCACAGCCTACGGTTCTTGTTAATACATCTGCTATTGCAATTACATCAGTTATTGGTGTTACTGTCATTGGTCAGCCGATAGCTAAACTTTTTCAAAAACAAATTAAAGGGCAAGTTAAAAGCTTATCTAAGAAAATTACTAAAAAGCTGTTAGCTATTCGGGGGAAGAAGCCTCCTGTAAAGTCCCTCGCTGATAGGAGAAAGGAGCAGAGGGATTCTCGGAAATAGAATGTTTATGATCTGGCAGTGTATTAGGAGGATTGACTAGCCTTACATC